GACTGCGCCGCCCAGATTTCAACGCCCGAGCCTGCGACGCGCTTCAACTCCTTCAAGACCTCCCGCTCCCGTTTAAGGAGGCTATCCCGAGTACGCTCGACTCGGTTGACATCGACCCGGACGCCACGCATGGTCATGTCGACGAGACATGGCAGCAAGTCAAGCTCGAGATTGACGACGCCCCACAAATCCTCTTGGCCTATCTTAACGGAAAAGTAATTCCACAGTTCAAGGGTAAGCTCCGCGTCAGCTTCAGCGTATGGTCCGACATACATAGCGGGCATCTTCCACATTTCAGCTTTGGGGTCGACACCGAACTCCCGAGCGGCTTCGACTAACGCCTTCTCAGATTTTGTTTTGTTAAGTAAGTCGTAACAAAGCGCATTCAAACTGTAGCTGAACCGGTTTTCATCGAGCAAGGATGCGACGATCATCGTATCAATAATACGTCCGTTGACCGTGAACCCCATTTGTTTAATCCAGCCCAAGTCATATTGTGCGTTGTGCATGATCTTATCGGCGGGGCACTCGAATACTTTTTTAAGCCAGCGGTTGACGATCTTCTCGTCGAGGTTACCACCCCCGAAGTGACGGATGGGGATATAGCAGGACCAGCCATCGACTGCGATAGCGTAACCCACCACTTCACCGTCGCCAGTTGGCCAACCGGGCCCGCTGTTCTTCAGGTTCGGGTCGCGCGTTTCCACATCGATTGCAATCTTAGATGCCCCAGTAATATCGGGCAGCTCTAAAGGTGGAACCCACTCGTTCTTGTTAGCGAACATCGCCATTTGTAAGCTCATACTTTAGTCCTTGGGTCATCGCCCATTGAGTACCGTAAATACCACACGGCTTTTTGTTTATCTTGCGCAGACTCAGTGTTTTTCTTGTCCATGCGCCAAATGTATTTAAAGGCAGCTATCTCGGCATAGACATTAACCTTGTCTCTACCAAATGCTGCAACCATTGCGTCGATACATTCTATCTCGCTGTCTGAATAGTGGCTGGGCTGTGAAACCATTTTGTCTTCACGACTCATATTAAATCCTCTTCTTCTAGTAAGTCGTCTAAGCTGGCTTTTGAAAAGAAGGCAGGGGTTTGTTCCCCGACCCACGATCCAAGAATGTTAAACTCGAAAAACTCTACAGCTTTGTCATAGGTCATGCCGTCCCGGTAAACTAATATTCCAAGAATCTTATCTGTGTCATACAGAATAACGGACTCTTGGCCGTACCGCTGGACAATGCCCATGATGGCAGCGTTATACCCATCTGCTTTTAACATCGTGTGCTCCTGTCAGTGAACCTTCTTATTGATGCTGCCAGTCGCCACGTAGTCTTTCTCTGTCTTGTCCCAATCAAACGTTAGGCCATGCGATACTTCTTTTTCCGGCGATGCCAGCATAGGGTCTTCTTCCATCTCTTTGGAGACTTTGGTCACCCACTCTTTCCACGTCATCTTTTGCCACTCTTTCATAATTCGTAACTCCTCGTTACATCTTCCGCATCAACAATAAATAGGTTTTGTTTCGTGCGGGTTAGTCCAACGTAAAACACCCGGTGCATATCATCAGGATTAATTCTCATCTCGTTATCTGCTGCTGGACTCAGGTCCGTGAACAGTACAACGTTATCCGCCTCACCCCCTTTTGACCCGTGGATCGTGGACGCTGTAATGCGGGGTATGCCATTAAACTTCTCGCCCCGTCGTAGGAGTGCCGTGATGTAAGCTCGGTCTACCTCGGGCAGTTTGTCCATGGCTTCTGACCAGATCATGGTCTTATCGGCTTTCAAACCGTAGTTGTCAATTAGGGTGCCCATGGTAACAAGGTCGTGATCATCGATGCCTGTTAGCTTTTTATAGCCCCGCACCACTCGTGTCCCTGTCGACATAAAGCTGTATATTTTTCGAGCAACTTCCCCCGTGATCTCTTTGCCTTTGCGCAACTGCTCCCACCCGTTGACCGAGTCGGATAACTTCTCGCTAATGCTCCGATGGCCGCGGTAGTTGAACAGGTAACCGCTCGACTTCAGGTCACTTGCCACGGGCTGTAGATGGTATCCTGCTTGCGCTAATATTAGCCACGAGCCTTCGGCCATGTCCAGTGCAGTGATGCTGTTGATCCGTGTTACGTTGCCCAGTTCTTTCTTGGGCTCGTAGCTCTTGGGGAATCTCCGGGTGATACGACGCACGACATTCTCTGCGAGGTTGTGTACCAGTTGAGGGATACGGTAGGACTGAGACAAGGTTTCAGAGCCGCCCGGTAAGTTAATGAAGTGATCCACATCAGCGCCCGCCCATCGATAGATGGCTTGGTCATCGTCTCCGGCGCAGTACATCCGCTTGGAGTGACCATCAATAGCGTGAGCCAGTTCCCATTGCAGTGGGCTTAAATCTTGAGCCTCATCGAGGAAGCACAGATCGAAGTCTGGGCAGAACTGGTCGGACCCTTTAACGAACTCCGCCAGCATGTCGGTGAAGTCGTACAGCCCCATGCTTTCTTTGTACTCACGGAGACATTTATCAACATAGTTAACCGTGTTCCAGTTGTGGTCGATGTTACTCGAGTTGTACTGTTCTCTCAACGGGACCTGTCTCAAGCGGGCTAAGTTGATTAGTCCGAGAACTGGATCATTACTGGCAACCATGGAGGGTATATCATCATCGAAGCTTCCGCCTTTTGAGCCGCCGAGCGTGACACCTATAGACCGACTTAACTCCCTGAAGTGAGACTCTTGCATCACTTGTTCCGGCCTAATATCTGTCATCGTTAGGGCGAGAGAATGGAGTGTACGGAAGTAGATTAAGTCTGTTTTAGGGTTGAGGTTAAAGCGTTCAGCCGCTCGTTCTTTGGCTTCGTTTGCAGCCTTGCGAGTAAATGCTAGGAAGGCTATGCGGTGCGGGTGTGTACCCGCTTCTAAGGCTTCGTCCACCATGTTCAATAACGTGGTGGTCTTGCCTGTTCCCGGAGGTCCAAATATTCTAAACATATCTCTCCTTCTCTCGGTCGTAAATCTGTTTAACGCGCTGCTTGGATATCTCAAACCACTTAGCCACCGCTGTCATCGTCATAAGATCGTCATCAATCATTTTAACAATCGCAGCATTGCGGCGTCTTTTGTAAGCTTTGAACGTAAGTTCTTTCATTAAAATGGTGCCTCGTGCTGGTTGCCGAACTTCGGCGGATCAATATCGATGTCGGACGTGTTGAAGGAAGGGATTTGCCAAACGCGAACAGCGCGTCCTTTAATCTTCAGGACGACGCTTGAGCCGTTGATGTCACGTAGGCGTTGAGCAATTCGGTGGGATTTGTATTCAAAGAACTTATTCTTCTTCAGGAAGTTCTCGAAGTCTTTCAGCCTGAAGTAGGTAATGCCCTGCTCTTCATCAGTCCAAGGACGACGTAGCAGTATTTCTTCTTTGTCCTGCGCAACCTGTAGGTGGCGGCAAAACTCTTCAAGGTAATCATAAAACTGACCACTGGTGCTGGCATCAACTGCCACTTCTATGATGGCGCTCTCGTTGTCCTTCATCTCGTTCAGGAGGGTGCTTATACGGCTTTCCCACTGTTGTTTGGCCACTGACCTTGGCATGAAGTTAAGTTGCTCCATACAGGCTTTTTGGAAGGTCATCTGGTTCATTAGCGCATCAGTGTCCATCTCCAAAGGTTCGCCATTCACATCCATAAACCAAACCGGTGGGGTGGAGTTATACTTGCGAAGGTTAGCAATGGTCGCCCCGGCAATCGCAGCACCAATACCAAACTTACGTGTTCGGCACAGGTCTTTGTTGCAGTGGGAGTTGATGGGAGCATCGGAGCATTTGTAGGCGTATTCTTTGCGCTCTACTTGCTTGGCAACAACGTTGACTTCACCAAGCGGAAGGGGTGGAGAGATATACTCCATATTGTACCGAAGGATTTCTGACTCCCAGCTATCCGGGAAGGCCTTCCGTAGATAAACGCCAATATTAAATAAACCATTATTCCTGCCGCCTTCACTAATACCCTGCTTGCAGAGGATTTGTAAACAAGGGGGACCGTCTTGAAGAAGCTTGGTTTCACCCGCCCCAACAACTTGTATCTTAACGACTTCTTCGGGGGTTTGAGCGTATTTCTGGTGGAGTTCTAAAAACTCGTCAAGCGTGGCGGAGGTGCCATCATCCAAGAAGGCGTAGCGTAGCCCTTCTTCGTGGTTATAATAAGGTAGGTTTAGAAAGTTACCTACGTCGCCTCGATCTAAATTAAGTTTTATTTGTTTCGGAAAAATCTCGCTATCGCTGTAACCTAATGCGGCTGCCATAGACTGTAGGGCTTTCTGTATGTCTCTCGCTTCGGTCCACGCGGTGGTGAATAAGAAGCAGTGAGCCCCGCCCGATTTAGATCGGCACACAACAAGGGGTAATTTCATGCGGCGGATTTTATCCACCAGTAGTTTGTGATCTAAGGGGTACTGGTCGATATCGATGCAGCCCCATTTACAATTGTTTTCTTCATTGATGGGTACGATGCCAAGACCGTTACCTGTACCGGTTAAGTGGTCTTCCCAAAGCTTTGGAGTCTGAGGTTCGCGAAGAACGCCTGCTTTACCTTGGGCCTTACCGTTAGCACCCGTCTTTTCTATTTTGAAGTAGCCGTGAGCTACCTTTAGGCCTTCAAAGATGCCCATAAATTTATCTAATGACATTGCCTGCCCCCATACGGAAAAAATGACGGGGCATTGTGCCCCGCCTAGACGCTAACTTAAAACGGTATTTTGCTACCGTCTGAATCTTCGTCATCCGTATGTTTAACAACCACGTCACCGCTGGTAATACTTTCGGCAAACGCTTTAGCGCGAACGTATAAACTAGCTTCTGAGATAGCTCCTTCACACGACATTTCCCAACCGTGCCACGAGCCCTTAGAGTTTTCCTCAGAGATCGTTTTCAGGTGGTAAATATGTGAGAAGCGGGGAGGGGTGAATGGACCGTTAGCGCCTTGCATGGACCGTGACGCCATCATACTATTCCACTTACGCGACTTCTTGAGTTGCGTAGATTTCATAGCAATCAAGGCTGTCTCGACGCCGCCGTCTTCCCCTACTAATAGCACAAAGTGCTGGTGTGTTTCCTCGATATACTCCCCACTA